GCGAGTTATTGGGGCGAACGCTTCGGCGTGAATCCGGGCTCGGCGCTGGAGTGCCTGATTCATCGGGCGGCACCGGCGCACACCAAGGTGCACATCAACTATGACTAGGGAGTAGCGGGATGGATTATCCGAAAAGCATGCCCGGTGTAGGTCTGGTCAACAGCCGATTCGTCGATGAAAACCCCATCACGGGAACGCCGGGATCGTTGATTCCTGCCGAATGGGGCAATGCGCTGACCGAGGAAGTGTTGACGGTCATCAAGGCGGCGGGCATCGAGCCCACCGAGGGGTTGAACACGCAATTGCTGGAGGCGTTGCGCGGCAAGCGACTTTTTGAAACGCCTGCACAGTTCGACTCCAGCCAGAAGGTTGCGACGACGGAGTTTGTCCAGCGCGCACTGGGCAGTCTGGCGGGGCAAACCAACTACGTCGGTGAAGTGACGTTGACGGCCGCGGACGTCGGCAAACTCTCTATCTTCACTGGACCGAGCACGGCCACCTTGCCTGACTGGTCAAGCGTTCCTGCGGGCGGACTGGTATCTCTCGTCGCCAGCTCCGGTGGTTTGACGGTGAAAGCCAGAACTGGCGAAACCCTGAGTACCACCAATGGGGTCTCGGGTACCTCCCTTTCATTTGTCGGCGGCAGCTACGTGACCTTCAGGCGCCTTCTATTGGGCGGCGGGTGGGGGTTGGACACGGGGGACGGAGCACTCAAATACTCTCCGGCGTTCGGCGCTTCGTTGGGAACTGCCGGTGGCTATCAGCGCCTTCCCAGCGGCCTGATTCTGCAATGGGGTCTGGCCGGGGGCGGCGGCCTCAGCGAAACCATCACCTATCCGATTGCCTTTCCCAACGCCGTGCTGTTTCTGTCCGGTGGCGATATTTCCCCGGGTTTCGCAGACTTGCGTTTTTCCTTTTACAGACTCTCGTTAAGCCAGTTTCAACGATTTTCAAACTCCGATCCCGGTGGCTGGAACTGGTTTGCCATGGGCTTCTGAAATCAAAGGTAAAGACGATGAAATTTATTGATTTTGACGCCCAGGGTGAACTCCTTGGGCGCTATGACCCGATGATTCACACGCAGATTCCGGCCAGCGCGGTGGAAATTTCCGACGAGCTATTCCTGCGCACGATCGATGAACGTGACGGCATCTGGCGATACACCGAAGGCAAGGTCACCAAGCACGCCTTGCCGAACACCTCCCAGCAAGTCGATGCCGAGCGGCGAGCAGCTGCGCTGGCGCGACGTGATGAGCTGCTGGCAGAGGCCGATCAGCAGACTGTCGGCATGGCCGATGCCTACATCGCAGGATTGCTGGATGCCGATGACATGCAGCGGTTCAAGGCTTACGCCACGTACAAGCTGGCACTGAACAAAATCGAAAAACAGCCGGATTACCCGCAACACGTAGTCTGGCCCGAACTGCCTGCCTGAGGCCGCCACTGGCCTGATCCCTGAAAACCAACCCTGAAAATCATCCCTCTGAATAACGGGAGGTCCGCACGTGGACTATCCAAAGAGTGTCCCCAGCGCCGGTCTGGTGAACGGGAAATTTATCGATGAAAACCCGCTGACCGGGACGCCGGGGTCGCTGATCCCCGCTGACTGGGGCAACGGTGTTACGCAAGAAATCATCAATGTGATCAAGGCCGGGGATCTGACCCCGGACGAGAAGAAATACGATCAGTTGCTCCAGGCGATTCAGAGCGTTTCGGCCAAGGGCTGGAATCAGGATCTGGCGTTGCCTTTGGCAGCGTTGCCGTTGCCAACGGTTGCCACGACGGATGCGCGGATGCCGATCACACCGGCCGCCGCATCGACCAGTGGCGGGCGAGTGTCGGTGCCGGCGGGTGTTTACGTCAGCATCGGTCAGGAAGTGGTGGCGGGGCAGTTGGGACGTTCGCGTACGTTCACCACTCAGGCCTGGAGCAGCGCCGATCTGTTACCGAGCTCGAGTTACTTTCTGCGGGCGCAGGTGGGTGGTGCGCTGACGTTTTACATGCAGCGCGGGACGATTTATGACACGACGCCCGAGTCTCTGAAGGGTACGGTCAACGGCGCGGCCGGTGGCGGGTTCCAGAGTTCGGTGCTGGACATGTGCCTGGCCTGGGTGGTCACCGGCGCGCCGGGCTCTGTACCGGTAGTGCGCGCGATCTACAACCGGGCGCGTTTGACCTGGACGCAGACGGTCAACGGCACCGGTGCGGTGTTTTTGCCGCTCGATCCCCATGCTCGTGCTGCGCGGCTGGTGGCGGGTAATCCGACACCTTCCTCGACCGCCGTGACGAGCGTCGCCTTTCCGAGCGCCGGATGGGCAGGCGGCAACTACAGCTACCTGTCGCCGGTTTCAACGGGTGTCTCCAACAATGCGGGCGGCTGGAACCCTACCACTGCGCAGCCGTGTGTAGTGTTCACCAACAACATCGTCAACGACGTCACCGTGTCCACCCTGACCGCCAGTTTCGACCATGCCAATCTGCGTTCTCTGTGGCAGTCCTATCAAGCTGAGCACAACCTGGCGCAGGCCAGCGCCGATAGCGATGAATTGCTATTGAGCATGGGCATCAAGAGTCATCCGCTGACCGACTACAGTGTCGGCATCGCGATCAATTTCGGGGACGCCGTGAACGTTCAGTTGCAATGGGAGCTCATTCGATGATCGTCATTCAGGAACTGCATCAGATCGACGGCGAATTGCGTCCGCCAGCACCATCGGCGGCCCATGACTGGAATGGCGAACAGTGGGTGGTCAACGAAGAAAGAGCAGCGCTGCTCGATCAGCAGGCCGCCGAACAGTTGTGTGCCAGAGTCGATGCGACCGCTGACGCCGTTCGCATTCAGCTGGCCGGCGATCCGCTCAAAGCCCTGGAATACGCCCAGGCTGCCATTGACGCTCAGGCCTTTCAGGACGCCGGTTACCCGAAAAAGGAAGTGCCGCTGTCCGTCGCCGCCTGGGTTGCCAAGGGCCGTTCGGCGAAACAGTCGGCCGAGCAGATTCTCGACAAGGCCGCCCAGCTCAGCGACAGCCTGCTGACCCTGCGCACCTTGCGCCTGAAGGCCAAGACCCAGATTCGTGCCTGCGCAGGCAAAGGTCAGATGGATCAGGCCCGAGCTGCCGCCGATGAGGCGCTGCAGGCCATTCGTGAACTGACCGCCAACCCGGCCTCGTAACCGCAATCGCATCACCCAAGCCCACTTCCTTGTGGGCTTTTTATTTTCAGGAACAGAGACGTCTGCGTCGCGGCGAAAGCTTGCGCGCGGCCACGTTTCATTTGTCATTACAGAGGAACGAGCACCCATGGATTACCCAAAAAGTGTCCCCAGCGTCGGCCTGGTCGATGGCCGCTTCGTCGATGAAAACCCGGTGGCGGGAACGCCCGGGTCGTTGATTCCGGCGGTGTGGGGCAATGCGGTCACAGAGGAAATCCTCAACGTTGTCACTGGAGCGGGACTGACTCCTGCTGAAGGTGACAACCAGCAATTACTCAAAGCCTTGCAATCGCTGTTGGCATTGGCCAGCCCGATGGCAACATCTGTCACCAGCGTATCGGCCTCCAAAGCGCTGGCGGCAAATGAGCTCGGACTGCTGCTGGTCAACGCAAGCAGTGGTGCGACCACCATCAGCCTGCCGCTGTCGAACCTCACATTGGGGGTTCGCGACGTCATCGTGCGCCGGGTCGACAACTCGACGTCGCGATTGGCAGTGCGTGCTTCCGGCACCGACACAATCAGATTTCACACCCACCTGGCCACTGCCGGCTATCCCTTTTTTGTGCTGATGGGCTCGGGTGACTGGTGGCATTTGCGCAGTGACGGCGCAGGCAACTGGTGGCCGATCGGACGATTCGACGGCACGCCTCTGGGCCGGACTGTCTTCGAGACAACGGCACTGCTCAATCCCGGAGGATACGGTCCGCTTAACGGCGCGGTATTCAGTCGCAGCGACTGGCCGTGGCTGTGGGATCACGCCCAGCAATCCGGCGCACTGACCACCGAGGCTGCGAGGGTTGGGGCTGAGGGCGGCTGGACCAGTGGAGACGGCACGTTGACCTTTCGCGGGCCGGAAGGTCGAGGTGAATTCATCAGGGTGTGTGATGAGGGACGCGGGATTGATGCCGGCCGCTCGACTGGCAGTTGGCAGGTCGACCTGTTCCGCTCTCATCGGCACGAACTCAAAAGCGACATGCTCGGTGTCCCGCTGGTGTCGGCACAGAACGCGGCGCCTGATGCCTTGTTCAATCAGGCCAACATCAGTCTGGGGTTTACCGAAAACACGGGCGGCTCCGAAACCCGCCCGCGAAACATGGCCTATCCGGGTCGCATCAAACTGATTTGAGGTGTTTATGACTTACTACTATGTGTTTGATGAAACGACCCGGGAAATTAACGGCCCTGTCGACTTGCCATTCGTTCCGGGTATCGGGGTGCAGTTGCCGGGCAACGCATTTGAATTGCCGGAATTATTGCCTGTCGTCGAGCCCAGCCATGTCTGGGTCTGGCGTGATGGCGCAGCATTGCAATTGATCGATTTGCGCAATCGCCTGGTTTATCGCAAAGACAGTGGCATTCCTCTCTACTGGAACGAACTCGGTCCGCTGCCCGAGTACCTGACGGCCATACCGCGACCTGGCGAGTATTACGTCTGGGGCACCGATGACTGGGTGCACGATGCCGCAGCCGAGCGCGAGGGCCAGGTTTACGAGGCCGACGTCGAACGTGACAAGCGCCTGCGCGACGTGGTCATTCGTGTTGCACCTCTGCAATACGCTTATGAGTTGGGCGAGGCGACCAGCGACCAATTGACCACTCTGCAAGCCTTGAAACGCTACACCGTCACGTTGGCGCAGATTGAGCTGCAACCGGGTTATCCATCGACCATCGACTGGCCCGTCGCGCCTGCAAGATTTGTTATCTCGCCCGCTGCATAACTGAATCCAATCCCTTATCAACCTTACAGGCGGCCAAGTGCTGCCGGCATTCTGCTGCCTGTAAAACATCGGAAGTGTTGACGTGGACTATCCCAAAAGCATCCCCGGCGTCGGCCTGGTCAACGGCGGTTTTATCGATGAAAACCCGGTTGCCGGCACGCCCGGATCATTGATCCCCGCCGCCTGGGGCAACAGTGTCACGCAAGAAATTCTCAACGCCATCAAGGCCGCCGGACTGACACCGGACGAGAGCAAGACTAATCAGTTGGCAACGGCCATTGGCGCTCTCGTCGACTTCACCAAATTGAAAAACACCCCGACCACGCTGGCGGGCTACGGCATCACCGATGCAGTGGGAAGGTTGCTGGCGGTAAGGCAGATTGATGCAGTCGGGATCACGGTTTACAAGCCGAACCCGAGGGCGAAACGGATTCGCGTTCGATTGGTCGGGGCGGGTGGATCGGGGGGCGGATGCGAACCTGTTCCGACAGGCACTCAAATTCTCGGCGGTGGTGGCGGGTCCGGCGCGTATGCGGAAAGCCTGTATGACGTCACCGCGCAAATGCTCGCCGGCGTACCGGTTTCGCTG